GTTCGTCTACCATACTTGGGCAAGTTCCACGTCAAACCAGGCCGGTTATCACAACTGAACCATGCGGTTATTCAGAGAGGAAAGCTTTAAGGTTGTAGTAGACACAGAGCTAAAGCTCATACCAGAGTTCAAGGCACTGATTACTCGTGACCGGACTAAGGATAAGAAAGAGGCGCTGAAGGAGTTCAGTTACGTCTACTTCATCCACGACCACAAGTCGCCATACTACATCTATCCGGAGGACGAGCGGCGCTTACGCGTATCCGTCGACACCGGGTTAGGTGAAACCTATAAGCCCGATGAAAAAGTACAAGCAGCTATTACAAAGTATCTGGAACTCTCGAAAACTCCCACTCTCAAAAGTCTTACCTCTATACGCGAGGGTCTGCTCACGAGCAGCCGTCTCATTGATTCGTTACGTGAGCGCATTGATGCTGCTCTCGCTGATCCTGATTTGGAAGACATTGACCCTGTGGTACGCTCCGTTACGCGCATGCTTGAAATCGCAGAAAAATTGCCCAAAGCAATTGAAAACATCACGACTCTTGAAGAAAAAGTCCGCAAAGAAGAATCAAACGATACGCGTATTAAAGGTGGAGGCAAGAAAGGTTTATTCGAAGATTGATGTTGACTAACACCCTGGAATTCAGCCGTGCAGCACAGCACTTCTTAGAACATGGCTTTTACTGCGGTGATCCTGAAGGGAGTGCAGCATACTTTGAATACTGGGCAGAGGAGTTACGGCGTTGTACTCACGGGTATACTGTAGGTGATACTACCATCACCGGCCACCATTACTTCTATCTGAACTACGTACAGATAAAGCTGACTGACAAGGGCAACAGAAAAATTCTGTCCTTCCCCAACTTTTGGGATGGGGATTACGAATACTTCTGGTTGCAGCATATAGCCCGTAATGGGATCGAACCACTGGATTTTGAAAAACTGAACCTGACTACAGTAGTAGACAAGGCCCATATGAATGGTGGGCGTCATATGATCGTAGGTAAGGCGCGGCGTAAAGGATTCTCTTATAAGAATGCTGCACTCGTGACCAACACGTTCAATACAGAACGTAACAGCTATACCCTTCTTTGCGCGTTTGACAAGAAGTACTTGTACCCTAAAGGTATTATGGCAATGGTTACGGACAACATGAACTTCTTGAACGAGCACACTGGTTGGGCAAAACGGCGTCAGGTAGTCGACAAGCAAAACCACCGTCGTGCAAGCTACCTCGAGTACATGTCGGGCCAGCAGGTAGAGAAAGGATACAAGTCCGAAGTCGAGGCTATCACATTTAAAGACAACCCAGACGCTGCTCGTGGTAAAGATGCCTCCATCGTCATCTTTGAGGAGTGCGGTGCCTTTGACAATCTCAAAGCATCGTACCTAGCAACTAAACCTACTGTAGAGGATGGAGGTATCACCACGGGGCAGATGATTCTGTTTGGAACCGGTGGTGATATGGCAGGGGGCACCATTGACTTTGAGAGTATGTTCTACAACCCAGAGGCATACAACCTTTTGCCCGTTGTCAATATTTGGGATGAGGGCGCCGACCACACAACGTGCGGTTACTTTTTTCCTGCGTACAAAAACAAGATTGGGCATATGGATAACGCTGGCAACAGCGATATTGCAGGTGCGCGACAGGCAGAAGATGCTACCCGCGAGCAAATCAAACGTGACTCTAAAGATGCGGGGGTGCTCGATAAGCACATTACCGAGTACCCCTTCACACCCAAAGAGGCATTCCTGCAGCACACCAGCAATGTGTTTCCTACTGCGCAACTTATGGAGTGGCGCAATGAGCTGGTACGCAGTGGTATCACTAAGAGTCTAGCTGTACCCGGACACCTGGTGCAGGATAAGGACGGCGTCAAGTTGCGCCCAGACGATAGGCTACGTCCTGTAGTTAAGTTTCCGGTACAACGAGGCGATGACACCATCGGCTGCCCAGTAATTTATCAGTCGCCATATAAAGAAAACGGAGAGGTGCCCCGTGATCTTTACATCATTGCCCATGACCCGTATGCGCAAGACGGATACGGTCAATCGCTAGGCGCTGCGTATGTCTTAAAGCGGGTAAACAGTATAAGTAAACCTGACGATTTGATCGTTGCATCCTATGTAGGACGACCCGATACGCAGGATGAATACAACTATAACCTATTTTTGTTAGCGAAGTATTATAATGCGCGTATAGGATTTGAGAATGACCGAGGTGAAATCATTCCCTATGCTAAACGTCATAAGCTAATGCAGTATCTGCTGCCGGAGGTAGAAATCTTCGACAAGACAGATAATGTAAGAATACGAAAACTTGGCCGTAGTTACGGCATGAGTATGGGCAGTAAAGAGCGCAAAGGTCAAGCAGAAATTTACTTGCGTGATTGGCTGAAGACGCCAAGAGGTCGTGATGAACAAGGAGAGCAGAAGCTTAACTTGCACTATATCTACGACATAGCACTGATAGACGAGCTAGTAAAGTACAACCGCCGGGGCAACTTCGACCGGGTGTCAGCACTAATGGTAGGCATGTTCCACCTCAAGGACTTGCATACAAGAGAAGTACAGATAGTCGAGCAGCAAAGTGAAAACAGTTTCTTTGATCGAGCCTTCTTCTCATAAAACGAATTCTGATGTTCCAGATTCCTAAACAAAAAATCTCCCGGTCGCGTAAGACTAAGGATTGGGCCAAGGATTGCATTCGTGCATTCATCAACCGGTCTAGCTT